ACTGTTCCGCCGCCATCTAAGTCAACTACAGATAGTGTAGTGCCAGAAATAGTTAAGTTTCCTATTACAGGAGTTCCTTCCCATTCGTAGTTTACTTCTGCAATGAAATCTCTGCCAGCAAAAGTTAGTGCCGGATCTGCTGTCACAACATCACGTTCCAACTCAACTGCATTTGAAAGTACTACTGTTGGCTTAACCGTAAATGTTTCAGGGAATGTGTGCGGGGTGTTGTTTGCAACATCAACCCTATAAGTTCCTGTACTACCAGCTGAACCAGTAAGTTGTGAAACGATCTTAGTTTTGTAAACAATATCGTTGTGATGTAACATCATACCTGCTGTTAATGAACCATCATTTACTGTTGTCACAGTAAATGTGGTCGATTTCTTAATAAAGCCTTGACTATTATTTCCAGTGTCACCTGGAGATGAGGTTACAATATTACCAAGTTCTTTTAGTTGGAATCTGTTAGAGTCAACAACTAATACTTGATATCTTCCGCCGATAAGAATGTTACTAATAGGTGTGCTGCCACCGGCGTCATAAACAACTTCGTCATCGGTAGTTAGTCCGTGATTTGGATATGTAAATGTTCCTGTTGTGGGGTTTACATTTGCGGTAGGAACTGTTAAGTATGTACCAAAATAACCTTCTACTTCTGCACCGTTAAATTTTGCAGATACTATGCCGCTGGCAACGCCATTAACGCTTTGACTAACTCTAACATTAGCAGGATCAGTTGTTAAGAAAATATCTGCTGTAACAACTACATTACTACTACTAGTAAAAGTGTTTGCAGTGTCAATATCATACGCAATATTAATATCTGTTAGTTCAACTCCTACAAAACCGGTGTATCCCTGACCTGGGTCACTGACTGGGATGCTTGTGATCGCACCGTTTGCAGCAACGTTAGCTGTTGCTACTGCAACATTGACGTTAGAACCTGTTATGCTAACTGTTGGATTTACATACCCAATGCCCTGACTTACAACTGTGACGCTAGAAACATTACCAGCTTGGTGTGCAATATCTGGATGATTAAGAGGGAAGTATGATCCGTCGTACGGTGCATCTACAGGTGTAGAAAACACAGTTTGGAATTGGTTACGTCTCGGAACAAAATAAATGCCTTGGCCTACACCTTGTACAATATAGTCAATCTCTAATTCGCTACTAGGAATTACATACTGACCTGTAAAACGAATAACCATGCCACTTCTAAATGGCTTACCACCAACAGGTGTATAATATTTTTTGCCTACTATATCACGATCAATATCAATCGGATTTTCTAGCGTCCCTGCAACAGGAATAACTGTCGGGCCATCTGGAAACCAGTAATATTCCTGATAGTTAACAAACTTATCAATCTCAATAGGTGGTACAAAGCTGTTAAAGTTTGCACCAAAAATTTTGTTTTGGTTGGAAGTATCAACACCATATGTAGATAAAATATCAATTAACTCGTCAAAGAAAATAAAGTCTTCGCTTTCTTTGGTTGTGTAATTAATAGTGTTTACCACCGGAGATAATGCATAACGTGCTTTATCATTATTGGGCTCTGCTATGTACCCAGCGATGCCCACATCTGCGCTCGATTTAGAACCTATATATCCCGATACTACTTCTACGTTTGCTTTACTAAACAGTTGCTCTACTGTGCTTTCAAAAAAGTTTTTGATTGCTGTAGTTTGTAGTACTACCGGAAGTTTTTTATAGATTTTATTGCTCATCTAAATATACACCTTTTAACGATCAGCTCTTAATGTTTGTGAACTTATTTTTTCTACTATTTCAATGTCTGCTACTGTAGCTGTGCTTGCAAATAATTCGTTTGGTTCTGCTCTTACTGAGAACATATCACCAAATGCGCCTGAAGTATTTTTAGGAAGAATAACAATACTTCCGATTGCACTGCCTAAACGCTGATGGATATATGAGCTTAATTCAGTAAAGTAAAACGTTTCCCCGAACTCCCAATTCTCTGCTTCGAAGTAGTTATTTATCGCCGTAATTATCTGGGATTTTAATTCGTTGTCGCTGATATTATTGCTTAGTTTTACAACTCTAAATTTGGCTTGATATGCCGTTTCAGCATACGGGCCAAACAATAATTTAAATTTTGCACTGCGATAGACAATGGTATCACTTGCACTCTTGTATTCATTTAGCCCTTCAAATTCGATTGCTAGCTCGGAACTCATAGGCTCGAGCGGAAAGTTAGTAACTCCTGGCTGTCTTAAATATGTTTTAACTTGATTATAATAAGAAGTAGTTAACACAATCATCTCAACTACATTACTAATACTCGGATCGATACGCACATCTTTAGGCGCCACATGCTGCCAGCGGATAACTGAATCTTGCTGCAAAGGTTGTGAGGTATCTTGAGTTGGGCCGCGACCAACTTTTACAAAGAAGTCGCTGGTTTCAACTAATCTTACACGAGTAATGTTTGTGCTGTCAGGTGTATTTAAATACACTTTATTTTCTGCCTCAGCATAAACTTTCAATCCTGCTGCTTTACCTTCATCGTTTTCGACTACTGATGCTGTTGCAAAATCTTTTGCAAATAACCAGTTCAATACATCTAACGAATAGCCCTTAGCATAACTCTCACTGATTATAGCATTGGCTGAAATGTCAAACCTAATAGTATTTTCTTTTCTAAAATCTGCAATTACACCTTGTGTAGGTCTATCGTATATATAACCATCAAAATCAGTATAATATTCAAATATCTGAATATTGTTGTCGTATACATATTCTTTAAACTGTAGCGGGCGATCCGGAACCATGTCACCGTCACTGTCAACAGGGGCAACAATTACTTTCCGAGGGTCAACATAACCATCGTTGTATTTGTATACATCGGAGATTTCCCATTCAATTTCTCTGTCTAGTCTTTCTTTATTTTGTACATAGTCAACAAGGATTTTGTCGTTGCTCACAGCACTAGTTCTATCAGTTGAGTAATGGTACCTGTTTAATTGTAGATCACTGTATATTAAATTACCAGTCTGTGCAGTTACATTGGCGTTAGCTAAAAACAATCTACCTGTTACACTAGTATCAACGCTAGACAAGCCAGTTGTGCCATAGCTATAACAGTTAGCATTGCCGCTGAATACAATCAACGATGTTCCATCATTGGACGGCAACCTATATGTAATATTACCTGTAGCAGGGTCGATGATGTTACCACCAAATGTTGTGCTGTTAAAAGGGATAGTAATACGGCTTGGGATTTTATTAATTTGACCTGAGTTGTTTGCAATAGTAACAAATAATGTTTGTGATTCTAGCTCACCTGTGTCAAACAATGTTGCTAACAACACAGTTGCTTCACTAACATATTGATTACCGGTTGCAGTATCCACTGTATTAGATACACTGCCTCTTGGTCGCATTAGACCAAAATTACTTTTCCAGTACACGTTTACATCAAACCATTTTGTATCTCGGGTCTTAAGCACGATCCCAGGATCATACGTTCTCGGTATGTATGTTGCACCAGTTGAAGTATTTCTCCAACGAAAATCATTTGCGCCTACTTTGTGCCACTCAAACGTGTCATTGTTAAACGGTTTAGCATTAATAGTAGTAAATGTAATTTTGTCCTTAGAGCTCTTGTTGTTATTGTCAAGCACCTTAACATTTTTAATGTTATAAAACTTAAGATCGTTTTTACTTTGAACAACATAGTCTTGACCGCGTGAGGTCAAGTTATATCTATAGCTAACTGTGTTGATAGGAAAATATTCCATTAGCAGTAACCAACTAGAGTCTAATCCTTGCCCAGTTGTGTCTTTTTCGTAAGCAGCATTAAATGAACCAGTCTTATTCAAATCTTTGTTTGCAATAATATACCACAAGTCTGCATATAGATCGTAGCCTAAACCAAATGTTCTTCGATTGTTGATTTCGGCTTGAATAGCGTCTGCCTCACTAACCGTAAATAATTTTCTCAACGATACAATAACTTCTGTTGCTAACCAGCCGCGGGGAACAGTATCACTTAATGTCCATGGGCCAACACTAGTAACTAGGCCGCTGGCTAGGGCGCCGTTGTTTTCAATGTTAATAATTCTTACCCACTTGTAGTCTGACAAGTCGTTTGAGTTAACAAACTTAACCAAGCAGTTTTCTTTAAACATTCTTGTTCGATCATTAATATTCAGCATCACTACCTGTGTACCCGAACTAAATGTTTCCGTCATATAACCTGTGTCGCCTTGAGCGTCAGCAGGTAATGGTTCCCAACGTATGTTTAAGTTGCTTACAGTAAACTTGTTTTCCTGGAAGGCGGTCCAATTATTTCTGAGACCATAATAAACAAAATTGTTTATGCGTTGTTTTTTAAGAACTTCCGGTAAAATGCCAACAACCACTTCGCGCGATGTTGTGTTATCATTAATAACAATAGATTCACTGTCGCTACTATCTTCAACAAATAATATTGCATCCTTAGCAAACGTATCAAGACTTTGATACGTACCAGTTGGGTCGTTGATATCTATATAGCGACTATGGCCTGCATGAGTCTTATTGATTGCCTTAAGCTTTAAAATGTTGTTGCTCTGGCTTAATGGAAACACATTATAGTCTTGAGCAGATACCATTCGGTTCTGTGTATAATAAACTTGTGGTGCTCTACGCTTAATAGCATTTAAACTTTCAGCAGGCAAGCTGTTGTTAACACGATATTCGAGCTTAAATGTAAGTGTTAACGCTTGATTTTTATTTTGTTTATCAACATACGGGACCACAATAGAAACGTTTCTTACGTTTTCAGGCTGTAGAACATAGCGAGTTGGATCGCTGGTTCGATACCACAATCTATAGACGCCATACGGACTATTACCAAAGTTGCCGTCGCTAAACTTTAGTTTAATTCCACCATTATCAATGTTTTCAACTGCGTATAAATTCTTAGTGCCTTTTGAAACACTATTATAGTTTAATGTTTGACCAACAGTGTTTGGTACTTTTTCCCACTTGCTTAATGGGAGACCGGCGGTGTTGATTTCCTGCAAGTATACATCAATTTCATTGATATTTAAATCACTGATGGTTTCTTCTCTGTTTTGTAAAGACAGGGTGTAATCAAAATCTTTAAATTGTAATGTTCCTTGTTTAAACATTACAAAAAACCCTGTATTTTTACTAGAAAGGCCTAGGCCATCATTTCTGTAAATAATGTTAAACAAATTAGTAGGATCAGGGTGTCTTTCGAAAAAATACCCGTTATCAATAAAATCAGGATTTATTACGTTAAACGGTCGGGTAACTCCATCGGCTGCAACACTGAAGTTGTAGGTAATGGGGGCTGTTATCGAAGTGTTTAATTGATATAAGTCTGTGGGAATATTACCTAACACACCTGATTTTACTGGTGCAGTAAATCGGTTTGCGCTGCTCATTGCAGCATTTAGCACTGTAATAAACTGCTCATAGCTTAAAGGATTGTTTGCATCATCCCAGAAGACATTAACATTATTTAGATTATTACCTTGACTGTCTGTGAGCGATTCTGTTGTTTTAACACCAGTAAGCTTCATTAGGCCGCTTGCTGGAATATTACGTTTCGGGTTATAGCCAAGCATACGTGCAAGCTTGAATACACTGTCGCGACGTTCAGCAGTTTCTAAGAAATTCTCTCTGCTGTTTAAATCCATACGGAATGCTAATGACTGCGAAAGGTATGCTAGCATTTCGATGATAGCAATGAACTCACTGCTTTCGATATAGTCATTGAAATTTTCTGGATAATTAGTTCTTACATATTCGACCAGGGCAGTTCTAATGCTGTCAAAATCGTATGCCTGAAAGTTTACTTGACTATACGCTTTATATGCCACTGTCCAATCTTCGGCAGCAAACAAATTATTTTGTCTATTAACTATTGCCATTATTCGATACCTTCATTGATTTGTTTTTCAAAAAGCAAGTATAAACTTTCAGCGTTATTAAATGGTAAGTACTTTAATACTAGCTCAGCTGAAATAGCATGATCAGCTACATAAATTATGAGATCTAGTAACTCTACTCTTGTTTCTTTTGCAACGATTCGTCTTATGTCTTCCTTTATACGCGATACTAAAGTCTCGTCATTTGGGTCCATAAGAATGTCCCAAATAATACTACCAAAATTAGGCCGCATCACTCGCTCGCCTTTTTTAGTGTAGAATTCGTTGAGCAGATCTCGTTTGATGAGCTCTTGATCCGTTACAGTAAACGGAGCTTTTACCCGATCTAAAGTAGTGAATCCTTTGAATATTGCCATAACAATATTTATCAAAAAAATTAAATACTGTTTTAATTACCGCTCAAAATAGGTCTTGACAAATTTCGAAAAGGTTGTTATAGTTACATTAGTGTTTAACATCAGGACATAGCATATGTTTGTAAAGATTCCCGAAAATGGTTACTGGTTCAAAAAGGACAGTATTCGCAAGATTGAAGAAAAGTATGGCGCTAGGTACATGGGTTATTGGGCTACCAAGAACAGTCGCGGTGGTTGGAATGACAGCCCTGTAGATGTGTTCTATCAACCTAATCCAGATACCAGTAAAGGCCATACCCATTACTTTGGTATGTTTATTAAGAATGATCCGTATAGTGGTGAAGGTACAGGCAGTGTTTATATCACAGAAGCTAGTAGTGCTTTCAGTGACCCAATTGCAGGTATGCCCACCAACGACGGTGAGGTTATTGTAAGTCGTTATAGGCATGATTATGTTGAAAAAGACGGACGCATGATTGATGGTGGACGCGATTATACTCGTAGTAGTGTGCATCCAACTGTAATTGTTACAGTAGATGGCGACGAGTTTGTTGTATCAGAAAGGGAAGACATTGAAGAAGGTATCTAAAGAACAAGCACTAAAGACAGCGGCGTTTGTTGCTGTGTTTGGTATCACTGGAATTGTTGCATATGCTGCAACTCGTGCCTATAAGTCAATTATGGACATTGGTGATTTTGACGGTGACTTAAGTAACGACTCAGGACTATCTCAAATGATGGGTGAGCGTGACAAGTAAAGTATTTGTCGCCGATAAAGTTTCGGTTGACATTTTAAGCGTAGAATAGTATAATAAGGTGTAGTTAGATATTAACTACATTATGTTCAACTTAACAAAAAGAGTGATCTCAACAATGAGAAAAATTGCACAGAAGTTTGATGAAATTTGTGCCAAGGCAGAAGCGTATAACAAGGAAAATAAAACCGATCGCTTCTACAAGATGTATGAGCAGCGCAAGCGGTTTATTACAATGGGTATGTATGACAGCGTAACAAAACGGTACGCAGTATTTGATACCATTAATCTTACCGGTAACTTCCGATACGACAATCATACTGTCCCGCAAGAGCTGTATGATATGGAGCGGCTAGTTAAGTCAGCTAAGTAAGTTCAACGGTTTGAACTAAAATGGCAGCAGCAATGCTGCCATTTTTTTTATCTGCGTGGGCCTGCAAAGTATTCAGTTGGTCCTACATAATTAGCAGCGTTAAATTCTTCACGTCTCGATTTAATAAGGTCACCCATCTGTCTAGGCGACAACTCGCCGTCAGCAGTTCCATTTGGTGGTGCAATATTTAAATTATCTGGACTTTGGAATACTTGGCCCTGGAAGTATCGTTTATCGTTAAAATCCTGACGGTATACAAGCTGGTTAGTAGGAGTAGGAACATTACTACCAATAGTAGGGCCCAGGCTCCATTGAGTCATTAGTCTAGGCACTTCGTTGTATTTGCCTTCGTTGAGTGCTCGTAGTACGTTACTGTTTCTAAAATTTTCTTCGCCGATGTCTTTAGCAAAAGCTGATAATGCTTGGGCTTGATTGTTATTAAGTGGTACACTAATAGAATTTTTAATGTTGTTGTATGTTCTTGCCATTTCACTTTGAATGGCGAGTGAACTAGCCACTGGGCCAACGCCATTTCTAAAATCTACTAGTGTGTTACCCAGCGAATCTCTATAGATTAAACTACCTGCATCGTTTACAACTTCGATACCTAATTCTTTTAACCTATTAACAGCGTCTAAACCGTCTCTGGCTTGTGCCATAACACCATTAATTTGATTTTGCAAGTCTCGAATAGCAGGAATGTTTAAATCAATCGGGAGACCAAATTTGTCTAAACTAAATTGCTGCAATTGTGCTTCTAGTTCTTTTAACTGTTTCATTGATGCTATTATTTTTTGCTGTAACGCATTAGTTGTTGGGAATCTAATTGGTGGTACTTGTGCTTTAATAGCCGCAACAAATGCGCTTAGGCCCAATACTTCATCTATCTTTTTTTCTAATGCGTTACTAAAATCATTAATAGCATTTTGAATATCTGCATATGTTGGAATAGAATTTTGCAAATTTGCAAGTTCTGCACTAGCTCTTGAAGCAGCGTCATTTAGTGCCCTACTAGCAGACCCTGTTGCGCCCTGTGCTCTAGTTGTTGCGGATGCTACAGCAGTTCTTGCTCTTGATGCCACTGATGGGGAAGTACTCGGTTGAGATACTGTATTACCATTACTGTCAACATAACTATCACCTGCTTTTGATCCGCCCGGAGTTTGTGCGTCATCCGGCTTACCATCTGTTGTGGATGCCGCCGGCGGCGTGTCTGCTGTTACACCCTCATCTGCACCCTGTGCAGTAGGATCTTCTTTTAGAATAACAGCACCCTGATAGTGACCGGAGTATGGTTCAGCAGTAACTAGGCATGTTACGATACTTTTGATAGTATCAGCTTTACCTGAACGATTACCATTATTTTTAATAGCATTTTCACCTCTTAAGGCAGCATCCATATCAAATTCTGGTGCAGCGGCTGGTTGGTCTTTGTGATCATTCAATCCAATTGGGCCCGGGCCCATTGCTGGCCACGCAACAGATCTAAATCCAGGACCACTATTTAACTTAACTGCTGATGTACCAACTATACCAACCTCCCCCGGAGAAGTTAACCCTATGCCGGCTGAACCAAATACAGATATGCCAGATACTTTAGCTTCCATTGCAATCGGACCGATTAGTGCGCCTAGACTTATACCCCAAAATCCGCTAGACTGAAGCGCCATGTTGCCACCTGCGTTTACGTTAACATCGCCGCCAGCGGCAGTAACACCATAGTTAAGAGCTGCAAATTGCTCGATATCAGCAGCAGCATCTAATCTAATTGCGCCTCCGGTTCCTAATGGTGGCCCTCCTGCAATATTTGCAGGATTAGTACCTAAGTATTCCTCTCCAATATTATCTCCTGCTGCTTTGATGTTTACATCATTGCCGGCTTCAATATTGACATTCTTATCTGCACGTAGATTTAGATTCCCTTTGCTGCGAATGTTCATCGAACCTTGTCCGTAAAAATTTATATTCCCCAATCGGTCCATCTCAAACCAGGCTGTGCCTGATTTATTAATCATGTAAATTGAACCGCTGGTATCGTCTAGTATTAACTGTGTGCCACCACCGGTGCGTAAACGAATCATACTACTACCAGGATTGTCATCCATAATAAATTGGTGGCCGCCCATTCGGTGTGCATTAAGTGGCGTAGTTGTAGAACTACTTCCAGGTTTTAGCGGCCCAGGTGTTAGTATACCAAATACTTGACTAGGGCTTTCACGTCTCGCACCTGCACTACCTGCGCCACGTAACGGGTCGTTAATCAAACCTTGTGTTACGATACCTTCAGCAAGATATGGTGCAATTGGGCGGCGGACTTCATTGCTGTTGTGATCTATTCGTGCTTCTTTTTTATTTTTTTCAGCAACCGGGACCTGTAGTTTGCCTTCACCGTAGGTAAGTGCGCCGGGCATGCCTGGAACCATGTGATTAAATCTATCAGGAAAAACACACCCTATGATATAAGGATGTTTCTTTTTGCCATCGCCAAATGCCACTAAAACTATATTACCAACATCTGGGGGTACCATCCACATGCCATAACTTTTCTGTGTTTGTTCGTAGCGTTCTACATCAGGATTTACTGGAATCGCTGCTACTGGTGTAGAACCTGCAAACGGACTAACCCATGTACATTCCCTATAACCAGCTGGATCAGTTTTGTCCTTAGCTAACGCTGCAATAAAAACTTGTATTGTGCCGGTACGGCTAGTATCATCCGTCCTAGTAACTTCGCCTTGATATATACCGTAAAGAGGGTTAGTCTCTAGCTGTTCTGCTAGCTGGTCATTCTTTTTTGTAGCGATAATTGGATTTGATCTAGTTGACATATGTTAGAAGGTTCCTGCTGGTAGTTGTTTTGAATCGAAAAAGACAGTTCCGCCAATATCTCGCGAGCCGGGGGCTGCTCGAATGTTAGCGATCAATCGCCGGCCGCCTTCAACGCCGCGTCTAGTACCTGCATACGCCTGTGGATTGGTGGCAACAAACCCATCCCAGGTACGACTTGCTGATCCTAAACTATTTAGGATATTGTTGACTGTTCTTGCAATTTGTTGCTGAGAAGGATTATTGAAACCCGTGTTTCCTCCGCTGTTATTCTCTCCTGTCACTGCTTGGAACTGATTGAGTGCATACAACTGATCTTCAATACCAGTGCCGAAACCACGAAAATTAGTTCTCGCTCGGTTTAATATAACTGCTACAATGTTTGCGTCTTCGGCCCCGCCGCCGCCGGCGCCGCTCTCTCCTACATTAGCTCTAACTAATAATTCCCACTCTCTAGGTGTTATAGGTCTACCTAAGAATGCTTCAGCTTGAGTTTTAGCTTGTTGACCCTTTTCTCCGTTCAACTGAAGTGCAGGTAAATCTTCAAGTGGTATAGGTCCTGTTGTAGGATCATTTGAGCCGGGGTCGCCACTAGCAGTTTCGCGCGATTGCGCCGCTTGGTTAATAAAGTCATTATATTCTTCGTCACTGAAATAATCGTCCCATGCAGGAGGAGTCGTGCCAGGTGGCACTCGCTTAATCCATTGCAGTGGAACACTATGTTCTTTTACTGCTTGAATTTCAGTTGTATATACCCCGTTGCTGAATTTATTTTTCCACGACTTTGGCATGTATAATCCACTAAAATATCCGCTGGTTCTACCATCGCTCCAATATCCCGAGTTTTCATCTTCATCACTTATATTGTAATCGTATTGAGTTGGTGTGCCGATAGTTAATAAAAAATAATAGGCTGTCTTATTAGGGTATACTGTTTTATCAGGACTACTTTTACCATATTCAAATTTTCCATCAGCCAACGAAGTTAACCAGTAAGGATCACCTCGAAGACTTAAATCTATGTTAAGTAAAAAATGATCGCCTTCAGATCTCGATCTATAAACATAACCCATTAACACACTGGACGGACCAGTACTAGTCATCCCGCCCAGCGGACTGTTAACACTTCTGGTTTGTGGCGTTGGGCCGCCTGCTCCTGTGGGGACATTTGTGTCTAATACATTTAGCCCAGCGGCTTCGATTTCTTCTGTAGTAAATCTACCTGGCTGTACAATATCCTCGGAGTACAAAAACCCACTTACTTCAGGTGCATAGCTGCCCGAATTAGTAACATTTACTAGCGGTGCTGTTGTTGGAGTAGCAGCAGGATCACCTCCCTCACTAGTTTCTAGTGCTCTTACTAATCGCTGAGCTTCTGTTGCTGCTAACGAATCTACTAAAGTTCTTACCGATGTTCCGGTTGCATCATTTAAAATGCCTGCAATTTCGGCTGGGGATCTGTCAATGGTTCGCGCAATGCCGTCAACTCTATCTCCAATTTCTGAACCAAGTCCTCTTATCTTGTTGAAAATATCTACTAATGATTTTTTATTTCGTGCAGTTTGTGCCGCCTGTAGTTCTGGAATCAATGATAAATCTCTATTTCGGGCTTCACTGTTGGATCTTGCAGGCGCTGATGTTACCGAAAACTCACCAGCTGTGCCACCGCTAGGTGGTAGTAATATAGTTACTGCATTATCAAGTGAGATATCTAAATTAATAATTTGATCGTTGAGTCCAGTAAAAATATAAAAATATGATTTGTGCAGCGCACCTGCATTATATAAATCTTGCAACCTCTTAGTAGCAATAGCAGTGATCGGTCGTTCTTTACCAAATGATGGGCCCTTTTCACTTAAAAAGGCCACTTCCTTAGTGGTTAACATAATATCACTTCTGATGTCCTGAGTCAGAAAAGGGGTATAAGTGTACCTTCGTGTATACCGGCCGCGGTCTTTATCCCATCCTAAATTTTCAACTTGAGAATGGATATCAAACCAATTAATAAATGTTTGTTCATCATTTACTTCTGTATTACCAGGATCATCCATGTCACCACTTCGTCTAGTTACAGTATCTCGAAATTCTCTATTCATTGACAAAATGGTTGCAACTATTTTTTCAATAGTGTCACCTTTTGTTAGATTGATATTCACCCCTGGTAGGTTAGTTTCAGTAGTTCCTGCATTACTTGCGCCGTCAGCGGCGTTTATTGCATCAGTTTGGTTTTGCCCAGCGTTGTTGGGATAACGCGGATTAGTAGCACCTTCAACTGTTTGGTCGTTTCCTTGAGTAGGAATAGATTCATTTCGAATGTACAACTGTTGCGTAGCCGCGCCTGTTGTGGTTGTACCTTGTGATTCTGACGGCTGGGGTCTTACTAGTGCAGAAACATCAAACTTAACTTCATCTGGTTTGTATTCTGTTGATTCCGATATCAGTATATTATTGTAATTTGTTTCTAGACTAGTAAACAATTCTGTAATAGTAGACCCACGAATAGTAGTATCTCTCGATAATTTAAAAGTTTCGTCGTTTTTACCAACCGATGACAGGACTGACCCAGTAAATTCGTACTGACTACCAGTATTATTGACTTGAACACTTATTTTTCTAATCATTAATTGATAGGTAATTGTGTCTATAATCTGTGTAGCTGAACCCTCATCTTCGTTATTTTCAAAGTCTGTGGTATAACCAACAAAGTTAATATCTATATACATTGTAAAATCGCCGGCTGTTAATTCAGCATCGGTTGCACCGAGATATTTTCTAGCGTATTGTATTTGATCTAATAAATTTGCTGCCCCAGGTTGCACTACTGTAAACGTCGCATTTATTGCGCTTAGATCTGGATCTGGCACACCATCAATTTCTAAATTGTCGATTTGATTTCCTGTAACACCTGTTTGTGCAACGATAACAATGTTCTTATCTCCGGGTGTAGCGGGGCCAGTTGCTGTAGCTGGAGTATCTGACCTAGCACTTGATCCGCCGTTGGCTAAGTTAGGATCAGTTGGGTTACCGGAAGGAATGTTGCGAGGATCAATTCCCTGTGCAGCCAAATCTGCCGGAGTTGTGTTCGCCCCTTGTGTAGCAACGGCATTGCCTGTGCTAGAACCTGCAGGAGTAGCAGCACTTATTTGTTCTTTCTTAAGATATAAACGTAAATTATATGCAGGATTATCGTACTGGTCTAGTATGTTTCCGTACATTTCTCCTAAGTAAGGATCATAAATTTTAGGAGACTTAATTTTTCCAGTCATCTATTATTTCCTGATACAACATTAACATTATCTGCACTGGGCATGAATATAGCTAATCCAGCTTTAAAATCTCTAATCGGGTCTTTTAATATGTTAGGATTTCTAAGTGCAAATACCCACCATAATCTTGCACTTCCGTATATATCGTGCGCCAACAAATCAGGGCGCTCGTCATACATAGCATTAATAACATACCGTTCATCATTTACACTTTCCGGAAATGACGGCAAGTTGTTAACATCTAAAAATGTATCGTCTAAGAAGTTTGCGTTACGAAGAAAGCTATCTTTTTTATACGTTGTTTTAGCCATTAAATAAATCCGTCCGTGTATTGAATGCCACTAGTAATACCGTCGATACTGAATCGTCTACGTAGCTTATGTGGAGTATATTGCGGCTTCAAGTTAATCATAATGTTGGTTAGCGTAGGTACGTAAGTAACTTGTTGGTTAACCACAACAGGAACATAATCAACATTGTCCGGTAATTGCATACTCCAGTTAGTTACTACTACTGGTACTTTGTTAAATCCGTGATCGCCTAAATATTCAAACAATAATACAGGGGGCGGAGTTCCAGCTGTGCCTCTGGCAACAGCATCATCACCAAATGAAGCTTTAGTGCAAATTTTTAAGAATGTCATTATAGCCAGCAAATATCTTGCTTCGTAGATATCGTTAGCACTAAAATCTGCTGTAATTGGGATATCTGGCGGTCTGCTGCTGATAAAGGTGTTGATAGGGTAATTCATGCCTTGCATTATTGTTTCATTATATTCAGCACTGCCGCTCATAAAGATGGTAGGCGTATACTGCCATACTATACCGTTTGTGCGTTGCAACGGACTCAACAGATAATCGCCGTCGCCTCCTATGTCACCGTAGAACCGCTCTATTCCGCCGTTTTTTGGGCGAAGTCTTGCTCGCCAGTCATACGTGCCAGATAATGCACCTTCTTCGTCTTCGGTTGATACTACTTGGATTGTTGCGAACGCATTAGCCTTCTCTTGCACTTCAGTTTTAATTCGATTGTTAAATTGATCCCTATAAGCATTATCGAAATTGGGAGTTCCGCCGCCTAGTCCAGGAAGTAAGTTGTCAAGTAATTGGCCTGCTGCACCGCGTAGAATAGGATTACCGATCCTACTTACCGCGCCACCGATTTTATTTTGGGCTGCTGATCTTAGTGCATTTTGAGTATTTTTTAAGAACGAAGGTAATGCTGGCATGTTTTCTCCTGTTGTATCAATATTTATCACTATCATTAAAGCATACTTTAACAAATCGATATTCCGGTAAGATTTCACTTGACAATGATAAGTTATAGTATATAATAGTGGTTACACTATAGGAGTTTACATGACTGTAATAAAAAAAGTTAACTATCTAAACAATAAAGATATTTTAAAGGAAATACACAAGAGCAAAATGAGCTATTGTTATTTGGAAGATGACAAGTACGATATGTATGATCTTATTGTAGATGATGTTAAAAAAATTAACAAAGCTGCACTAAAGCAAGCAAAAGAAAACAAAGCTAATCGTATCCAAAGCGAAGGATATGCAGAAGCAATGTTACAGCATAATACCAAAGATTACAAAAATAAACCCAAACAAAAAGACTTTGCTATTAATGTGTCTGACATCAACGATGAAGATATTGTATTCCGTGTAATGACCTACGAGCATATTCCCGAAGAGGTTGGTCGTAAAAAGAATCCTAAAACTGAAGCCGAAGAAAAAAGTCGCGTAAACTTCCCTCCATACAAGCAATATGCTTATCAAAACGGTGAACTAAAAGAAGTGGCTCGCAGTCACTGGCGTGGTAGCTTAAGCAATGGTGAATTCTGTGTTGATCATGGTAAGATTACTAATAAGCTTGGCACTATGTTTCTCAAGCTTGTTGAACGCTACAGTCATCGCAGTAACTGGCGTGGTTATACTTATGTAGACGAAATGCGTGGACAAGCACTAGTGCAGCTAAGTCAAGTTGGACTACAGTTTAACGAAGCAAAAAGTGATAACCCATTTGCTTATTACACAGCCGCAGTAAACAACAGTTTTACTCGTGTGTTAAACTTAGAAAAGCGTAACCAAGTTATCCGTGATGACATTCTCATTGAACACGGTCACTTGCCAAGCTTTGGACGTCAGATGGCACACGAAGCAGAAATTAAAGCTTTGCGGGAAAGCGCAGAAGCAGAAAAGCCTTCGTTTGAGGAGTATGACGAACAATGAGTCAGCTGTTCAAAACAGCGGCTTGCTTTACTGACATACACTACGGACTAAAGCAAAACAGCCGTGTTCACCTAGATGACTGTCATCGATTCGTAGATTGGTTTATTGCAGAGGCAAAAGCTCGAGGAGCGGAGACCTGCATCTTCTTAGGTGACTGGAGTCATCATCGTGCCAGCGTTAACGTTGCCACAATGAATGCCAGCATCAAAGACCTTAAGAAGCTAAATGACAACTTTGAGAAGGTTTACTTTATTACTGGTAACCACGACTTGTACTACAAAGACAAGCGTGAACTAAACAGCATCGAGTATGCTCGAGACTTAGCCAATGTTGTTATGGTAGATGAGCATTTTG